ACGTCCATCCGTGAAGTGGAGCGACGCCTGCGGGATGCAGTCCGTCTCTCACGTAGCGAGTCGACAAGATTCGCAAAAACCATCTGGGCTGAGCTTGGAGAGCAAGCGGTCGAGACGGAAGAAACCATCGTCGAATACTCGAGCGATATCGAGGAAGCGAAGTCCGCTCTCCTTCGTGAGCTCATGATCTTGGAGTTAAGTCAATGACAATCGAACAACTCGAAGGACAGCGCCAGTCTACAATCGCTGCCGCTAAGGAAGTCCTCATCAACGGTGGAGATATGGCCGAAGCCACTCGCCTCCATGCAAATGCAAAGTCCCTCTCTGAGCGCATCGAGATGCTCAAGGAGTTCGGCAATGTTCCTGCTCCTGTCACTTCTGAAGCGCCTAAGTCTGAGCCATGGAAGTCCGGCGGTGTAACCCGTAACCCATTCCCTGGTACTCGTGAAGAGGCAAACTTCAAGGCATACGCCTTCGGACAGTGGGTCCGTGGCGAAGTCCTCGGAAATGCTAAGGCTGCACGATGGTGCGCTGAGAATGGCGTCAAGGCACAGACCGAAGGCGACAACGGACAGGGTGGATTCACTGTTCCTGAAATCGTTTCGTCCAGCCTGATCTGGCTCCGCAACGAGTACGGTGTAGCACGTCGCTTCTCCCGTATTTACCCGATGACATCTGATGTCCTCAATGTCCCGAATGCATCGACTTCGACCACGACTTATTATCCTGGTGAAGCCACTGCAATCACTGCCTCCGACATCGCATTCACGCAGGTCGCACTCGCAGCCAAGAAACTCGCCATCCTGACCATCGTGTCCAAGGAACTCAACGAGGATACCGTCATCGACTTCGGTGCTACTTTGGCACAGGACTTCGCTTACGGTCTCGCACTCGCTGAAGATGCAGCTGCATTCCAGGGCGACGGTACATCCACGTATGGCTCCATCACTGGAATCATGCCTCGCATCAAGGCTCTCTCCGGAACCTTCTCGAGCATCGCTTCCATGGTTGTCGGACCATCCGGCTCACAGACCAACCTCTCGAGTTTTACGCTCGCGAACTTCCAGTCCATGGTCGGCAAACTCCAGCCATACGCCACGAACCCACGCTGGTACATGCACAAGAACGTGTTCTACAACGCTGTCGCAGACAAGTTGATTGCACTCTCTGGAAACAGCATCATGGACATCCAGAATGCATATGGTCCTGAACCAACACTGTTCGGTATCCCGATCAGCTTCGTTCAGAACATGCCATCCGCAACCGGCGTATCTAAGACGCTTGCAGTCCTCGGAGACCTCTCCAAGGGTGTCGCGTTCGGTGATCGTCGTGGAGTCACGGTTGAAGTTTCCGACCAGGTCAAGTTCGTCGAGGATGCTTTGACGTTCAAGGCAACCGAGCGCTATGCGTTCAACTGCTTCGACGTCGGAAACGTCACCGCAACCGTGGCCGATCAGGTCCCTGGTTCCATCATCGTTCTCCAGGCTGCCGCTTCGTAGGCTGTCTGACTTCGCAGTCAAGGGGAGCGGGATACCATTCCCGTTCCCTTTTTGTTTTACTAGGAATCGCTCATGCCATACACACGGACACAAGCACTTGAACGCCTCGCATGGATGGTCGCCAGTGACCAGTATCCACAGCTGGATTCCACTGCGCTCCAGCAGCTCGTCGACGACCACGCACGCTGGTCGGTCTGGACTGCTTCCACAGCCTACGTGGTTGGCGACATCGTGATTCCAACCGTCGCGAATGGCAGACTGTACCAGTGCGTTATCGCTGGGACATCGAGCGCCACAGAACCACAGTTCCCACAGTGGACGCAGACGCTGAACTACACGGTGAACGATGGAAGCGGAGACCTTCTGTGGCAGGACATCGGTACAGCCAATAACGAACGCTATGACATCCGCGCAGCTGCGCGACAGGGATGGATTCGTAAAGCATCCAGCATCACACATCTCATCGATGTCAAGGATGGTCAAGTCGACGCGAAGATGTCCGCACTCCGCGAGCACTGTCTCGACCAGGCTAAGCGATACAGTCCTATGGTGTTCGTATGATTCCGGCGCCATACGTTACCGCGCTCAAAGTCGCGCTCGCGAACTACGCCTACAGTGACCGTGTGCAGATCTGGCGAAACGTGAACGCGTCTGACGGCATCGGAGGCATAAGCCAACACTGGATACAGGTGGCTGAGATTCGCGCCACAATCGCCAATACGGGCGATTCTGAAGGCATTGTCGGCGGGATGATTGAACAGGCTGGTACATGGACGCTGACGTGTTCACCAGAGGTCGAAGTCAAGGCCGATGACCGAATCTACACATCCGGGAATCCGCAGAACCTCGCGCCATACTACGAAGTGATTGGAAGCGATTGGGGACACTCGAACGAAGTGAGTCAAACAATCGCGCTCCGCTCGAGGTCAAACGGTTAACCGACTGCGTGATGCGAGATATCCGACTGTGCCACCATATTAGAGTGAAGATGTACAGTGGAGTGATGGTATGACATTAGAGGTCGTTGTAGCGCTGATTGGACAACTTGTCCTGGTATTGGGGGCCGTTATCGGAACCTATACAAAACTGCAAGTAAGTATCAATGTGCTAACAGTGAAGCTTGAGAACGTGAATGCCACATTGTCGGGACAGGCACAGGAAGTGCGACGCATTGAGGAGCGCCTCGGTAAACTCGAGAGTCGCGTCGCGATGATCGAGGGGAGTTTGCAAAGATGAACGGAATATCAATCTCAAGGCTGGTCGTCGTTGTCTTGATCGCCTTTGTCGCGTCCTTTAGCACGGTCTTTGGTGATGGTGTACGTACCGCAGAAGCCAAGGACATTGCCGAGCTTGGCGCAGTGATGGCACTTTACGGGAGCAAGGCTGTTGCGGCTGGTGTCACTGCTGCGATGAGTGCTGCGCTGGGATTCTTGACGATGCCTTTCAAGGGTGTGCAGGCTAACTCGCTGAAGGTGGGCAAATGAATCTGCAAAACTTTAGGATCGAAAAGGAACCTGCGCCATCTACCGATTGGCGTGTCTTTGGTGACATTACCGACGATGCCGGAAACATCTTGGGTACGTTTGGGCAGGATGGAACCAGCGTTAATGTCTGGTGGGTCACTCAGGATGAGCAGTTTCAATCAGGTATTGTGACTCAGTTTGCGAGCATTATGGCACAGCAGATTGTTCAAGGAACGGCTGAATAATGGCAACTTATTACGTCAGGACTGACGGTAACGATTCAAATACCGGTACTGGTTCCACGACTGGGCAAGCGTGGCAAACTATAACCAAAGCAGTTGGTACAACGGGTATTTCTTCCGGGGACACACTGTACATTGCTCCCGGTACATATCGTGGAAACTTCACCGTAACCGCCACAGCATTTACATCAGCAACTTATATTATTGGTGATGTAACTGCATCACAATTCAGTGGTGTTACTGCTGGTTCTGTTAGATTAACGAGTCGTACAAGTGACTTGGCGGCAATCAGTGGAACAACATTTACAGGCAACAATAAACCGTTTTTGAATATTAGTTGTATCTATTTTGATGGTAGCGTTTCTATTTATCCAGCAAATAATCTAGTGATAGAAAAGTGTCTTTTTGTTGGATATAACTCAAACCCAGTAATAGTTACAGGGTGTACTACTGGTGCTACGACCAGAAATATTTTCCGCAAGAATATTGTCTTATCAGGTAATACAAGCAATCCAAATAGTCATGCTGGTTATAACGTTGGAGACGAAGTAGCAAATCAAGGCACAAATATTTCTGATTGTCTTTTTGTAAGTGGTTGTGCAAATGTCGGTTTATACCCAACGGTTAATAATGTAAATATAATTGTTAGCAATTGCACTTTTTCTGGATACGCAAGATCACACGTAAGGTCGGCTGGAACATCTACTAGTGTTGCAACTGTTCAAAACTGTTTATTTGTAAATGGTGGGGCTGTTGAATCTATCCTTTGGTCACAAATCAGCAATCAAATTACTGAGGACTATAATCGCATATTAATGTCCGGTATAGCACGAACACTGGTAGCCACAGGTTTAAATACCGTAACTGCTGGTTGGGAAGGTTTAGATTTTGGGCAATCGTTGTTGATGGGTTATGACTATATCCAGATGTATACAGCACTATCTGGCAGTCCAAATATTGATTTTGGAAGGTCAGCAAATGCACCATCAAGTGACATATACGGTGTTACGTGGACTGGCACAAGACCAACCGCTGGTGCTACTGCATATAGGTCGTTGTCCGGGGTAAGTTTCTA